GAACGGCCCTCCGTCAACGTAAATCCATTCTTTACAGACTGGACATTGTTGTGACGTATATTCGCCACATATTGCTTTAGTCATATTGTTACTTCCTTTATGTAGTCAACAAATACAACAATACAGGCAGGCTCCAAAATATACAAGTAAATAAATATTAAGATTACGACACACAACCGTAACACAACCGTAACAAACCAGGTCCAGCAGCTACCGTCTTTCTAGTGCGCCTGGGCGCACACACACCCACGCACGAGCACAAGCGCGACACAACAAAACAAAAACAAGAAAGGTAACAAGCTCGCTGCTGTCGTTCGCTCGCACGCGATCGCGCCCGCGCAAGGCAAGCCTCCCCCCCGTGCGGGGGCGGGGGCATGTATATATAATATATGTATAGATATGCAGGGTCGTTGCGGGGTTTTTGCCAGGTTTGGGTGGTTTGCGGCAAATAAGTTGCGGGGCTTGTTTAGGGGGTCGCCTTTGGGGTTCGGAGGACTATCTTTACTCGGATGTAGTCAATCAAGTTTGTTAGCCTAGCCTAGCCTAGCCTAGCCTAGCCCCTGCCCCTTTTATAGTTTACTTTGTCCCGCGTTTTTTACCTGTTTTCGTGGATTGTAACATGATTGTAACGTTACTGTAACATGTTTGTAATGTTTGTAACATGTCTGTAACATTTGGGACATTGGGGTTTTATTCTTGGAGACTACAGTTTTGGAGTGTTGATGGCTCAGAATGGTGGAGGTAAGGGTTGGAGAACTGACCCTGACACTGGTGAACAGATGATGCCCGCGAAGTGGGCGAAGCTGTTGGATTGGTTGCTGCAGGGACCCGATAGGGTTCCTAAGTTGCAGTATGAGTGGGCGGCTGAGAATAAGATTGCTGCTGATTCTATTCGTCGTATTAAGCGTGATGCCCGTTTTGCTAAGGAGTGGGATCGTCGTGCGGCGGAGTTGAATATTCATCCTGAGCGCACGCAGTCTGTGATTGATGCTTTGCATTCTCAGGCTGTTGGTGGGTCTGTGCAGGCTGCGTCTTTGTATTTGCAGTATATTGAGAAGTTCACTCCGAAGCGTAAGGTTTTGGTTGATGATGACCGTGCTGTTGACGGGTTGTCTGATTCGGAGTTGGCTGACGAGTTGGAGGCTCAAATTCATCATCTGAGGGTTGTTGATGGGGATAGTTGATTATGAGGATGAAACAATTCTTGGGGAACGCCCTGAATTTGTTTATGATGGTTCCTTTTCATCTGAGGAATACGATTTGTTTGACGACAACGAGGAACTCGTTTGCGGTTTGGAAAACCCTGAGACGTGTGAATCATGCCAATGAGACCGCCTACAGGGAAAGATTGGATAATCATAACGATGATGGCGGTAGCTGGGACTTCTACAGTGTATCTGGTGGGGGTATTGTCGCGGATCGTACAATCGTGGTTCCATTAGATGAAAACGTGGATTGACCAGGATCTTTGCACGGGCGATGGTTTGTGTGAGGAGATTTGTCCTAGCATTTTTTATGGACATGATGATGGGCTTTTTTATGTTAAGGAAGCGGGTTCGGAAAGACCTAAGCAGCCTACGCATGAGATGGCTGAGGCTGTTCAGGTTCCTGACGATCTGGTAGAGGCTGTTATTGAGGCGGCTGAGGAATGTCCTGGTGAGTGCATTTTTGTGGAGGCGGATTGAATAAGACTGTTAAGTTGATTACGGCGATTACGGGTTTGTTGATTGCTATTGGTACTTTGGTGGGGGCTATTACTGTTACACTGGGTAAGGATAAGAAGGATGGTGGTAGCTATTCGTATACTACGATTATTTTGGATTCGCCAGAAAAGTATGAACAGTTTATTAACAATCACCCAGGGTAATATTTAAAATGAAATTTGCTTATGCTGATCCTCCGTATCCAGGATGCGCTCATTTGTATCCTGAAAAAAAAGAAGTAGATCATAAAGTTTTAATTTCACAATTATGTGACGAATTTCCTGACGGGTGGGCTTTGTCTACTTCTAGTCCAGCTTTACAACAAGTGTTAGCTTTATGTCCTGAAGATGTCAGAGTTATGGCGTGGGTAAAACCTTTTTGTTCTTTTAAACCAAATGTTAATCCTGCTTATGCGTGGGAACCTGTGCTAGTGCGTGGTGGTCGTAGACGAACAAGAGAGCAGTTAACTATCAGAGATTGGGTTTCGGAAAACATTACTCTTAAAAAAGGTTTAACAGGAGCAAAACCTGTTGGGTTTTGTTTATGGTTGTTGGATGTTCTAAATGTTGAAATAGGTGATGAACTTGTAGATTTGTTTCCTGGTACAGGAATTGTTACTGAAGAATTTAACAAACGTATGAATGGTGAAAATAATGTCTCGTCTTACTGAGTTACAGCAGGAAGCTGAGTGGCGGCGTTGCGTTGCTGACGAAAAGTATTTTATGGAAAATTATTGGCATATAGCTCATCCTGCTCATGGGCGTATCCAATTCAAGTTGCGTTCAGCGCAGTCTACAGCTATCGACCACTGGGCTGACCACAGGTACAGTCTTACCTTGAAGGCACGTCAGATAGGTTGGACTACTCTTGTTGCTGCACACCAGTTTTGGTTAGCTTTTTTTCATCCCGATCAGAACATTATTGATCTTTCACGCACGGAGCGTGAATCTGTTTTATTGTTAAGGAAATCTAAATATGGTTTACAGCATTTACCTGAGTGGCTTGTTGCGCGCGGTCCAGAGTCGCTTATTGAACATCAGCAAAAAATGGGTTTCGATAACGGGTCGCAAATTACTTCAATGCCTTCAGCATCCGATCCTGCTAGAGGTGAGTCAGCTTCGCTGGTTGTGGTTGACGAATGGGCGTTCCTTCCAAATCCTGAGGAAGCGTGGGCTTCTATAGAACCTGTTGCTGATGTTGGCGGTCGCATTATTGGTTTGTCTACTGCTAATGGTTCTGGTAACTTTTTTCACGAAACGTGGGTTGGTTCTCAGACTGGTAACAACAAGTTCGCTCCAATGTTTTTCCCGTGGTCAGCTACCGAGGACAGGGACGAGTCGTGGTATGAATCTAAGAAAGATTCTATGTTGTCTTGGCAGTTGGCTCAGGAGTATCCGACTACGCCTGAGGAGGCGTTTATCAAATCGGGTAACCCTGTGTTTGATTTAGACAAGTTGGAAGCTATGGCTACTGTAGTCGAACCTGGTGTTATGGGTTACATGAGGGAGATCAATAAACGAGTGGTGGAGTTCAGAGAAGATGCTTACAGTTTGGCGTAGACCTGTTGCTAATCAGATTTACGTGTTGGGGGTTGACACGGCTGAGGGTTTAGCTCACGGCGATTATTCGTGTATTCAAGTGTTGGATGTGCGTTCTGGTGAGCAGGCTGCTTGTTGGCATGGGCACATTCCGCCTGATAATCTCGCTGAAGAAGTTCACATGCTTGGTTTGTGGTATAACGACGCTTTGTGTTGCGTGGAGTCTAACAATCATGGTTTGACTACGATCGTGCAGTTAAGGCATTTGGGGTATCCTAATATGTTTAGGAAACGTTCTGTGAATAAGGTCACTAATAAGGTTTCTCAAGAGTTTGGTTGGAAAACTACTAGGACTACTAAACCTTTGTTGATTGACGATTTGTCTATGGCTTTGCGTAACGACGAGTTGACGTTGTTTGATAAGAACACTGTCGCCGAGTTGCGTACTTATGTGCGTAATGAGCGTGGCAGCATGTCTGGTTCTCCTTTCGATGATCGTGTGATGGCTTTAGCTTTGTCTAATCAGATGCGCCAATACGCGTTTATGCCCGAATATGCGCCCGCTGCTGACGATTACTGGACGGTTGATTGGTTTAAGAACCTTGCTGTGGCAGAAAAACCGTCTGCAAGTACTCGTATTGGTTCAAAAACTGTGCGTGGGACAGTATAACCGTATTATTTAGAGACTATAGAACCTAGGAGGTTCAAATGGCAAGATTTGTTTCCCACACGAGTGCCAGCGAAAACGTTGATGGTGCTGGTACAGCAGGTGGTAACAATAAGATGGAACGTGGCAGTTCTGTGGTCGCTAACCCTATTTGGGAACCAGGCGGCTCACAAGATTTCGCGCAACGTTTTGAAGACGGCAAGTATGCTAACATGACTGGTGGTTATGGTGAAACTTCGGTTCGTGAAACACCAATGAATCAGCACGGAACAACAGGCAAAGTTGAGCCTTCAGATCCGCAACCACGTCTTGAGGGTTGGAACGCTGAAGGTTTCGGACCTCGGCCATAGCTAGTGGCTGTCCTTAAAAGGGAGGCTACATACCAAGAGTTCTGCGAATACGTTGAGGCTCACAAAGGGCCTAAAACGGATAACGAATTGTTGGATTTATGGGAATGGCGGCAAAAGTTGTTGGGGCTTAGGGTTATAACAGGGTCGGTTAAACGTGCCATGTTACCTCCCGATGAGCAGCATTTGACGTTACGTGAACGAGAAAATAAGCTTGTAGCTGAAGCTAAAGCTCAAGGCAGAAACATAGAGAAGGTTTAATGGCTCGCAAAACTCGTGCTGAACAACACAGCGTAACTTTACAAAAAATCACTAACGCTGCTCGTTGGCGTGACGACATGGGTTACGACCAGTTGTGGCGACGCATGGTCGATTTGTATCGTGGTAAACACTGGCCTAGAACCAGTGTCAACAACGAAGATCTTATCGCAGTCAATTTGGCTTTCTCAACTGTTAACGTTATAGCTCCCGCTGTTTCAGTTAACCACCCTAAAATAGTTGTTGTTCCTAACAAACCAGAGAACGAAGACAGAGCAGCTTTTGTTGAAGCTGTAGTCAACCACTTGTGGAGGCATCACGATTTTCGTAAACCTTTCCGCCGTTCCGTTAAAGATTTCCTTATCTTCGGTCACGGATGGTTGAAAGTTGGTTGGAATTTCGTTGAACAAGAACGCACTCTTAGCAACACTGAACGTGACGACATGCTTTTTGATGCTGTCGGCGAAACAGACATGTTCGCTATGGAAAACCCTGAAATGGCAGGCGATCTGCCTACAGATGAACAAATGGCAGCTAACATTCCTGACACGGCAATGATGGTCGTTGAAGATCAACCATTCATTGAACGTGTGTCACCGTACGACATTTACGTTGACCCTGAAGCAACATGTTTAGAAGACGCACAGTGGATAGCTCAACGCATAGTACGCCCGTTGGAGGAAGCTAAAAAAGATAAACGTTACAAAGCTTCCGCACGCAAAAACCTTGGTGCCGATTCTGTGCTGAACCCTATGTTCACTCCCACTGACAGAGAGCAGCAAGAACAATACCTTCAAGACGTAGCTGACAGAACAGTCATCTTCGAGTTTTACGACATTGTTAACAACAAGATGAGTGTGTTAGGTCAGAACGGTGAAGAATTTTTAGTTGACCCAATACCGATGCCTTACGCTTACGGTCAACCTTTTGTAATGTTACGCAACTATGATGTGCCAGATTATTTTTACCCAATGGGCGATTTGGAAGCTATCGAATCTCTCCAGGAGGAATTAGATAAAACACGTTCACAGTTGGTTAACGCACGTAAACGTTACGCACGCAAATATTTGTTCCATGAACGTTCTTTCGGCCCTGAAGGCCGCGAAGCGTTAGAAGCAGACGAAGATGGCAGACTGGTACCTGTTGTAGACGAAAACAAGTCGTTGAACGAGGTTGTTATACCGATGCCTCAAACTCCTTTGTCTCCAGAGATTTACAACTATTCGGCTATTATTGAACAAGACATTAACACTGTGTCAGGCGTGTCAGAATACGCTCGTGGTTCAATGCCAGAAATACGTCGCACAGCTACAGAAGCGTCTATTATCGCTGACGCTCAGAACGCTAGAGCTGCCGACAAGTTAGCTATTATTGAAATAGGTATAGGTAATTTAGCTCGACGGGTCATCCAATTAATGCAACAGTTTATGACTGGAACGCAGATGGCTCAGGTCGCTGATCGTGGCGGCGAGAATCTTTTCGTTCCGTTTGAACGTGACGATATTACAGGCGAGTACGATTTTTCTGTTGAAGGCGGATCAACTCAGCCTATGAATGAAACTATACGAAAACAGCAGGCAGTGTCGTTGATGAACGCTGTCGCCCCGCTGGTGGGTGTGGTCATAGACCCTGCTGCTTTAGCTAAATACGTGTTACAGACAGGTTTCGGGGTTAAAAACCCTGACAAGTTCTTAATACAACCAGGGCAACAAACACCTCAAGACGCTGAAGCGGCTCAAACCGAATCAGGCGGGGTGCTTAACCCTTTCGGGGGGGCGCAAGCGCCTCTCCCTGAAAGCCCAGATTTAGGCGCTTTTGCGCCAACAGGGGGCGTTCCTCCAGAGTTGTTAGCTCAACTCCAAGGCCAAATGGGAATGGATCTGCCCGCTTTATAGATTTACACGGGACAGCAAAGCCTGTGTTTATAGGAGCAACCCTTAGGACTCCAAAGGAGAAAACAGAATATGGAAGAAGATGTAACGGAATCCACCGAGGTGGACACTCCAGAGTCTTCAGTTGAGGTTTCAGAGGAACCTTCTGGTGACACTTACGCCGTTAAGGTAGATGGTGAGAATCAAGAGGTCAGTCTTGAAGAACTTCGGGACGGATACCAACGCCAGTCGGATTACACCCGTAAGACGCAGGAATTGGCATCTGAACGCAAACGATTGCAACAAGCAGAAGCGATAGTTGCCGCACTGGAGTCAGATCCAGCAGGCACGCTGACAGCTTTAGGCGACGCTTTCGGAGTGGAAAATCAGCCTATATCAGACGGTAGTTATGACACCGACTATGAGGCAGAGGATCCTACATCGCAAAGAGTAGCCCAGTTGGAAGCAAGGTTGGAAGCTCAGGATCGTTTGCAAAGACGCAATGAAATGGAAAAGCAAGTTGACAACTTAAAAGAACGGTACGGCGACTTTGACGAGTCTGAACTTTACCAACACGCTCTGAGCAATCGGATAGGCAACCTGGAAGCAGCGTTAACACACATGCGATACGGGGATGTCGCTGATCGGGCAGAGAAATTGGAAAAAGAGCAGGAACGCACTGAAGCTAAACGTGACGCTACTGTTGTTGAACCTAAAGGTTCTAAACAAACAGGTTCGTCTACAGACACTGTTCAAAAACATGTTGGCTCGCTTCGTGAAGCTTACGCTGAAGCGAAACGGGAACTTGCTGATAATTAACTATTAGTGAGAGGTAAAGACAAATGGCAGCAGGTAATGCTAACTTTGATGAAATACTTTCCACCACACTGAAAAACTACATCCCTAAACTGACTGACAACATTTTCAGCGCAAGACCACTGTTTTACGCTTTAACAAATGGTCAGACAATTAGGCGTGTATCAGGTGGTGCGAACATAGTAGTACCCCTTATTTATGGCACCAACTCAACCGCAGGTTCTTACTCTGGAACAGACACTATTTCCACAACTGCTCAAACAGGCATTAGCGCTGCTGAGTATTCTTGGAAACAGTATGCTGCCACAGTAACAATCAATGGTATTGAGGAAGCCAAAAATAATGGCGAAGCACAAATAATTGACTTGCTTGAAGGTAAAATCTTCCAAACGCAGGAAACAATTATTGAAAACATGAACACCATGTTTTTTGGTAACAGCACTGGCAACGGTGGTAAAGACTGGAATGGTCTATCCGCTTGTGTCGGTCTAGGCAATGATGATGGGTCAGCCGCTTTTGCGGGTATTGACGCTACAGACGCAGACAACTCGTGGTGGAGATCACAAGTTCAAAATGTTGGTGGCGCTATTACTCAAGCAAAAATGGCAACTACCTACAATGATGCCTCTGTTGGTAACGACCAGCCAACAATAATAATCACAGGGCAAGCTCAGTACGAAGCGTACGAAGCACTCCTTGAGGGTCAGATCAGATACACAGATACTGATATGGCTGACGGCGGATTCCAAAATCTTCTGTTCAAGGGTTGTCCTATAACATTTGACGGCGTTCTCGCGGGCGAAGGAAAAATGTACATGTTGAATACCAAGTATCTACAACTCGTAGCTCACAGCGACGTATGGTTTAAACCAACCCCGTTCGTGCGCCCAACGAACCAGGATGCGGTATTCTCACAATTACTCTGCTACGGCGAGTTAACAACAAGTAACCGTGCCCGTCAAGGGTATCTATACGGTATTACACCTGCTTAAAAGTTGAGTGTAAAGAGATAGTTTTTACAGGAGTTCTAATGGCTAAATATGAAGAACATGCGTACAAAAAAGGGGTTAGACCCGCAGGGGAACCTAGGGCTGGCACCAATTTCAGGGATTCGTCACCACGGCCTCAAACCGTTGGACAATCACGTAGGATTCATCGTGTCGCAGACACATCACCTGTCCAGAAGGCTCCTGTAAAAACATCTACTAAAGTTATTGATAATAAAAAATCCGAGTAGGGGTTTGATTTGCAACTAAGTCAAATGCGCGACTATGTGAGAAACATAGTTGATATAACAACAAACGACATTTCTGATGCCACGATGAACACGTTCATACGTGAAGGTTATAACGCTATTGTGTACTCTGAGAAACGTTGGCCGTTTTACGAAGCTGCTGTTTCTTTCGTTACAGTAGCCGATCAGAAAGATTACCCGATCTCGGATGTAGCCACCAATCTTAGTATCACACACGATGGTGTTACTTTCTCTGGTGCTTCAGCACCTAAAAACGTTGGGTTGCGTGAAGTGGCTTCGCTTAAAACTGATAGCAGGGTTTTAGAATTTATAGGTTACGACGCTGCGGATATTATTTATCCGCTTAATTCTAACAGTTCAGGTGAACCTTGGTACTGGTCCATGTGGGCTTCAGGTTCAAGCGCTAGTGCTGGTATAAGCAATCAGGTTATCCGCCTGTATCCGACACCTGGTGGCGGTACCACTATTTATTTGCGTGGTTACCGTAACCCTGTGGAGTTTGGTGGGACTACAGCTATTGCTCGTACAGCTATCGCTGATGCTAACACTCCCGATTTGCCTGATCCTTTTAGTAGTGTGATGGCTTTGTACGTTATTTATCGTTCTTATCAACAGCAAGAAGACGCTCCCATGGGGCAACAGTATTACGCACAGTTTATTCAAGAGTTAGAGAATTTACGCGCACGTTTTGAGGACACTCCAGCTTCTCAACCTGTTCTGTTGAACAGTATGCGTGCAAGCAGGTGGATGTCTCAATCATTTTTGCCTAATCGTTTGCGTTATTCATGGGAATCGTAAAGGATGGCTTTACAAGCACAGTTACCTCCCGCTAACTCCCCTGAACCTTACCGTTACGATGAGAAGTCTGATTTTACGGGTGGTTTAAATCTTCGAGCTGACCAGTTCAACATGGGAGAAAATGAATCTCCTGCTTTGATGAACATTTCTGTTGACCCTAGAGGCGGTGTTCGTCGCCGTAATGGTGTCACGAAAGTTAATTCAACAGAGTTAACAAATGAAATCAACAGGTTGATGACCCATTATGAATCGGGTCAAAATCAGATTCTTGCTACGACTATAGACACTGGGACTGCTCAATCACAACTTTATTACAATGATAACGCTTCAGGAGATTTCACAGGTCCTGTGCAAATAGGTGCAGACAACCCGTTTTTTAACACAGTTCAACCTCCCACTGCTGTAACTTTCAACGGTTACACTTATATCAGTAACGGCGAGTTGTTACACAACGATTCTGGTGTGACTACAGTTTCGGCTATGAAATGGGATGGGGCTACAGCCACAGCAATGATCCCTGATCTTGACGGGTCGGATAATCATTTCCCGTGCGCTCGTTATCTCGCAGCGTGGAATGAACACGTTTGGGTTGCTTACACTGAAGAAAGCGGAACTGAACACAAAAACCGTGTCAGGTTCTCTAAAGTATCTGACGCTGAGAACTGGACTGCAACAGATTTTATTGACATAGATATTGGAGAAGATGGCGATTTCATTACCGCTATTATCCCAGATCAGAACCGTTTACTAGTTTTCAAACAAAACTCTGTTTACGAAATTTTAGGTTTCAGCAGAGACAACTTCCAGGTAAGAAACGTTTCCCGTGTGGCGGGAAATCGTGACGGGTGTCAACCCGTAGCTGCGACTATGGGAGTTTTCTTTTGGTACGGAGAAAAAGGCTTATACCTTATACAAAATGAAAGCGTCGTGTACGTTTTTGAAAGACTGTACCCAGCTTTAACTTACGCTGTGGGTCAACCAGCTTTAACATTAACAAACCCGCCTTCTTTAATGTGGTTCGATCAGAAACTGTGGTTGTCTGTAGACTACCAATCTGAAGATAATCTAAGCGGATCCAATCAGATAGATCGCAGGAACACTTTCGTTTGGGATTATTCATTAGGCGATTTAGGCGCATGGGTTAGATACGACATTAATGCTCGCAGCTTGTTAGCATACCGCCCCAGTGGCAGCACACACTTTCCGATAGGTGTCACGTCTAACATTACAACTATTTCTGCTTTTACTCGCATAAGTAAACTTGATGACGAAGAAGTAGATATTGACACTTATGATGCTTCTTTTAACGAAATAGAATCTTTTTATCAAACAAGCTGGTTTTCGGGTAATCGTCCTACTTTTATTAAACGTTGGGGTAAACCAAGAAACATTGTTTTATCAGACAACAGCACTGTAATAGTCATGTGCGTTTACAAAGATTACAGTTTAGCAAGCTCAGATGTTTGCTATTCTAAAACTTTAACAGGACCTGGCGCTGCTGCTACGTGGGTTAGTAACGACGGTTTAACTGGTGACGGCGTGTGGGACACCTCTGAATGGGCTGCAATAGGCACAGAAGACATCTACGGATTCGCTAGATGGCCTACGATTGGGACAGCGAAGGCTATTAGTTTGAGGTTTAGTGTTACTCCAACACCTTCAACGAGAGGCAAATGGGGTATGACTTCCATAATAGGCATGTACAGGACTAGGAGATTGCGTTAAATGGCGGCTTTAGCTGTAACAAACAACTTCACAGCAGGAACTTCTATCGTTGCTTCACAAATGAACACTAACTTCAGTGACGTTGTGACATGGGCAACAGGATCACCTAACTTGTCCACATCAGGGCAAACAACGACAGTCAGTGGTGCTTTAACTGTGACACAAGCCACTACTCTTAGCAGCACACTGGGCGTAACTGGTTTGGCTACATTTGCGGATGACGTGTTTTTGAATGGTTCTAACCAACGTCTCGTTTACGAAGGTTCTGCTGCTGACGCTCACGAAACTTTCATAGCGGCTACCAACCCGACTGCGGATCGTACTATAACGTTCCCTGATGCGACTGGAACTGTAGCCCTCACGTCTGATATCACTTCACCTACGTGGAATGATGTCAATAACATTCTTACTAACTCGGTTTTCAATTAAATAAAGGAAAAACAATATGGCAACATATTCAAAACAACTACTATCAGGTGGTACAAACGGCAAGAATATTAAAGTTGCAGCCACAGCTACTGCTGGCACAACTATTCACACTGCTATTGCTGGTACAACTGATATTGATGAAATCTGGTTGTATGCCTGTAACACTGATTCTTCGGACAGGAAACTGACGATTGAATACGGTGGAGCGACAGCACCAGATGAATTAACAGAAATTACCCTCACAGCCGAAGCAGGTTGGGTGCTTGTATGCCCTGGTCTACTTTTGCAGAATGGTCTTGTGGTTAAGGCTTTTGCCGCGGCTGCGAATGTTGTTAACATCAATGGTTTTGTAAATAGAATAGATAACTAAGAGGTCCTATAGTGTTTCGACAAGATAGGACTAACCCTAGCACTGCGGTTTCTACGTGGAAGGGTCGTAAGGATTTGCCGAAGGCTAATCCGTCTACGGCTGTTTCTGCGTGGTTGAATGGTGGTTTGGCTGGTGGTGATGCTCCGATTACTGCTTTTGGTGGGATAGTTTCACAATACACTGACAGTGGCACAACGTATCGTGTTCACTGGTTCCAAGGTAATGGCACGTTTGAAGTGATTACTGGTGGAGGTGACGTTAGTTATTTAATTATTGGCGGCGGTGGAGGCGGCGGCGGTCCGACTTCAAGCGCTGTCGGCGGCGGTGGTGGTGCTGCTGCTATTGAAACTGGCACAGTGGCTGTGACTGCGGCAACTAATTATAGTATCGTTGTCGGTGTTGGAGGTAAGACTGGTATCGCTTCCACTAATGACGGTTTAGGTAACGCAGGCGGTAATTCATCCGCATTTAGTATCACTGCTAATGGTGGAGCCGCTGGTGGTGGTTCTTCATCATCAGGCGCTAACGCTAACGGCGGTGCTGGTACTACAGGTGCAAGCGACCAATCTGGTGGTGGCGGTGGCGGTATGTATACTGGTCAAACCGCTGGAACAGGTGGCGCTGGAGATAAGGCTGGTGGTAACGCTGGCGCAGGTTCAACTAGCGCTCTTGCTGGTGGTGGTGGCGGTGATGGTGGAGTAGGAGGCGGAGTATCAGGTACTACTTCTGGTGCTGGTGGAGATTCAACTTATGCTGCCATAACACAAGATGGTTATGCTACTTCTCCGATGGCTGCTGGCGGTTCAGGAGCAGGCTACTCAGGTGGTCCCGCTGGTTGGGGTCGTACTAGTGGTATAGGTGGTCGAGGAATGACTTACACTGGTGGCTCGGTTCAAAATTATGCTTACAGCGGTGCTATTAACACTGGTTCAGGTGGCGGTGGAGCAGGCTTGTCAACTGTTTGGGGTGGCGGCTCTGCGGGACTCGTAGCAATCAGATATGAGGTTACCTGATGGGAACAACATATAACACGGCTAACCCAGCATATATTGTTGATAGCACTCTCACTGACGGAGAGGCATGGGTGGCGTGCGCTACTCATGTAGAAACAGGAACAGGGACTACAGACATAACTCTTAGTTCTACGACTGGTTGTAACAACTGGTCACAGTATCAGGATCTTGTAATTCTTGCTTCTGTCAGAAGTGAATATGCTACTACTAATAATTTGCCTCGAATTTACTACAATGGGGACACCACAGATGCTCATTACAGACGACAAATGTTGAGAGATGATGGTAGTGCAACTATGGCTTTTGAACAACAAAATCCGTATCTTATGTTCGCCACTGGAGCAACCTCTTTGGCTAATACATTCGGTACGAATTTTATAAGAATACATGGTGTTAATGCTGGTTATTGTAAAACCACGGCTGTGCAAAATGCTGCTTGTGATAACAACGCAACTACTGGTTGTTATATGGGAACAGGTATTTATGGCAATGTTAGCAGTGCAGACGTTTACTACGGTGTAGGTGACATACAAAAGGCTATCACCTCAATAACTTTTAACACTTTTACTGGTTGGAAGGCAGGTTCACGTTTCGACATTTTTGGTGTTCTACCTAGGATGGTGATTGGCTGATGGCTCTTATTGAAGCAATCGAAACTATTAGATATAACAGAAATCACGCTGGTGGTGTTACATCTTTTGAGTTTACGAGCATTCCTGCTACTTACAATCATTTGCAACTTGCTTGCAACATGAAAGGCGATAATAGTGCTGATGCTCTTTCAGTGGGTATACAAATAGGTAACGGAAGTGTGGACACTGGAAGTAATTACAGTATTGGGTACATGGCAGGTCAAAGTAATACCGCAGAAGTTTCTGGCAGTCTTGTAAGTCAGGTTTCTCACAGAATGTATGACATGATGTACGGTCTTAATTCTATATTGTACGAATTTTTTGGTTACATGACTGTTCTTATAGCCGATTACGCTAACACTAACAAAAACACTAGCATGCAGTTGATTGGTGGAGGACTTGGTAGAAACGATTCAAAAATACAGATACAAAACAATACGTGGGATTCTACGGTTGCGGTAACAAACATTAAAGTGTATCCGTTTTCTGATGGATTTCTGTCAGGTACAGAAATGACTCTTTATGGGATAAAGGATTCGTAATGGCAGTTTTTAATTTAATAGATCATCAAGAATTTTCTACTGGGGCTGTTCAATATGAAAAAACGTCAATCCCTTCATCTTACGATCATCTATATTTTGTAGCCTCTACTCGTACAGATAATAGTGGAGAACACCCAGATGATGTAGGGATACTATTAAATGGCAGAGGGGGAACTAGTTATGGAACTACTTCAATATACGCTGCAAC